TTTCTACTTTGGTCGTGAAATGAAGTTTCCTGGAAACAGAACCTTCGCCGACTGGACATTGACAATCATCAACGATGAAGATTTTGCAATACGAAATTCTTTAGAATCATGGATGAATGCAATAAACAGCCACGCAACCAACGTTCGTTCTGGTGCTGCAGCAACTTCTACAGGTTACTCTGTAGATGCAAGTGTTACACAATACGGCAAAACTGGAAACGAACTAAAGAAATACAACTTTGTTGGTATGTTCCCACTCGACTTGGCACCAATTGATTTAGATTGGGGTTCAAATGATGCGATTGAAGAATATACTTGTACATTTGCTTACCAGTTCTGGGAAACAAATACAACAACTTGATATATGAGGAGGGCCTTGTGCCCTCCATGTTTTTTTGATTTTATAATTACACACAAAATATGGCAAATACAAATAAATTCTCACTGTTCGGTTTTACAATTTCTCGTCAACAGGATGAGGAAGAAAAAACTGTTCAACAATCTTTTGCGCCTCCGACTACGGATGATGGCGCATTAACTATTACATCTGCCGCTTACTACGGTACATATGTTGACCTAGACGGTACTGCAAAGAATGAGGTTGAACTTATTTCTCGTTACCGTGAAATGGCAATGCAACCAGAAATTGAATCTGCGATAGATGATATAGTTAATGAAGCTATTGTACAAGATGATGATGGTAAAATTACTGAAATTATTTTGGACGATTTAAAACAACCAGATAAAATCAAGAAGGCCATCAAAGAAGAATTCAATACCATTCTTCGTCTATTCAATTACCAAAACATGGCTCAGGATATTTTCCGCCGTTACTATGTTGATGGTAGAATGTATTATCACATCATTATTGACCGTGAGAATCCACAACAAGGTATTAAAGAATTAAGATATATTGATCCACGTAGATTGCGTAAAGTCCGTGAGATCAAGAAACAAAAGGATGAACGCACAGGTGTGGAGATTATGAAACCTGTGAATGAGTACTACATCTACAACGACAAGGTAGTCTCAGGATCAGCCTCAAACTTTGGACCAGTCGGTACACGCATCACAACAGATTCAATCATCTCGGTGGTTTCTGGCCTTATGGATTCACGCAGAGCAGTTGTGTTGTCATATCTACACAAGGCAATCAAGCCATTGAACCAGTTAAGGATGATTGAAGATGCAACTGTTATCTATCGGATTTCACGTGCTCCTGAACGCCGTATCTTTTATATTGACGTTGGCAATCTTCCTAAATTAAAAGCGGAACAATACCTACGTGATATCATGGTCAAGTATAAAAACAAACTTGTCTATGATGCCAATACAGGTGAAGTCCGTGATGACCGTAAATTTATGTCTATGATGGAAGACTTTTGGTTACCACGTAGAGAAGGTGGCAAAGGCACAGAGATTACTACACTACCAGGCGGACAAAACTTAGGTGAATTGGAAGATGTTAAGTACTTCCAAAAGAAATTATACGGTGCATTGTGTGTACCAGTTTCCAGATTGGAACCGAATCAAAGTTTCTCACTTGGTCGTTCATCAGAAATTACTAGAGATGAATTAAAGTTTTCTAAGTTTGTTGATAGACTACGCAACAAATTTTCGGATGTTTTTGACCAAGCTCTTCGTGTACAGTGTGTACTCAAAGGCATTTGTACTGCTGAAGAATGGGATTTGTTCAAAGAAAACATTCATTATAATTTTATTAGAGATAATAATTTTGCTGAATTAAAAGAGGCAGAATTAATTAACCAAAGATTATCTTTATTGAGTGCAGTTGATCCATACACAGGTAGATATTTCTCACAAAAATGGATTCAACAAAATGTATTGCGTCTAACAGATGATGAGATTGTTGGAATGCAGAAAGAAATTGACAAAGAGAAAGAAATGGGTCTAGGTTTGCCTGTTGCGGTAACTAATGATGTTGCACAACAACAAATGATGGGTCAAGTTCAAACTGACCAGATGGTACAACAGGCAAAATTGATGCCTGACCAAGGTCAAGCTGGTGGAAGTTCTGGTGGTTCATCATCAGGAGATTCAAAAGCAAAAAGTTCTAGTGGTTCAAAACCAGTTAAAGGTGATTTGAGTTTAGAAGATACCACATTCACTAGATTAAAACGTATATTATAATTAGGAGATAAACATGGCAACAGCAAGAGAAATATTGGACTATGCAGAAAACGACAACGCAAAAGAAATGCGTGATGCTTTGTATTCTGCATTACAAGACAGAGTGATGGCACATATCGAAGCCCACAAACAAGTGGTTGCACAAAACATAATGAATCCACCAGAAGCAGCTGTTGAAGATGAAGCGATTCAAGCATCAGCTTAATTTTGTCATATTGGTATAAATATTATTCAAACAATAACAGGGATTACAAATGGCAAACAGATTTTCATATCAAGTATTAAAAGATGATACTCAACACGCAGTCATCAAACTTACTGGTGAATTTGATGGTACAGGTCAAGAAAACAATGTGGCCAGAATCCAAGCAAACACTCTATATGGTGCCTTAGATTACTCAAGAGCAAATCTATTGTCATCAACTGCAAACACAGGACCATTGTACTATTATGGTTTGACAATACACCGTATATGGTATGATTCAGATAGTGGCAGCAGTGATGTACAATTATATTGGGCAAATAGTAGAAGTGATTTAGCTAATTCTGGTGTACCAATTATATTCATGCAAGGTAGTGGTGAATATGATGGTGCTGGTAACTGGATTACTATTAAAAATCCAACTGTATCTAATACAGCCACAACATGGAACAACGGAGATATTGCAATTTGCACAAGAGGTCAAGTAGCAAACTCAGGTTATACAATCATTATGGAATTGCGTAAAGATAATGCTTACTATGACCGTGGACAATTTACCGATCCTGCTGCCTTTAATTATGGTAGTTACGGCATGAAACCATAAGGACCAAAATGAAACTTATTAAAGAAATTACCGAATCAGTAAACTATTTGGTGGAAGAAAAAGATGGAAAGAGAACTCTTTTCATTGAAGGTCCATTCCTGGTTTCTGAAAGAGTTAACAAAAACGGTCGCATGTATAAAGAAGAAACCATGCGTAAAGAAGTTGGCCGTTATGTAACCGAATCTGTAGAAAAAAATCGTGCCTTTGGTGAACTGGGTCATCCAGACACCCCATCTATCAATCTTGACCGTGTGTCTCACATTATTGTGGGTCTGCGCCAAGAAGGAACTGATTGGATAGGCAAAGCTAAAATTCTTGAAACGCCAATGGGCAACATTGCAAGAAATCTTATCGAGGGTGGAGGACAACTAGGTGTATCTTCCCGTGGTATGGGTTCTCTTAAAGCTATCAATGGTGTTAACATAGTTCAAGATGACTTTCATCTGGCCACAGCGGCAGATATTGTAGCAGACCCTTCTGCGCCTGGTGCTTTTGTACAAGGTATTATGGAAGGTAAAGAGTGGATGATGGTGGGTGGAATATGGACTGAGGTTCAATACGAAGAAGCTAAGAGAGAAATCAAACAAGCTTCTAGTAAAGACATTGAACGTGTCAGTTTAAAAATATTCGAAAACTTCATCAAAAAACTTTAATTATAAATATCCAATATAAAATCAAGGAGATTCTCAAAATGGGAAAATTTAATCTGACAGACGCCGCTAAATCAATTCTTACAGAAGGCGCAAAGGAAAACTTTGAAGCTTCTGTAGCTCGTGGCCACAAAGAAGGTTCATCTAAACTACCTACATCTGTTGCTTATGGCATGAAAGATGTTGGCGAAGTTGCTGGTGAGATCAAGAAACAAGATGACGAAACTGGTGATTACACCAAAGGTGTTCCAACAGCTACACCTCCTGGCGCAACACCACCTGTCGGTTCACAACCTGGCAGCAAACTATCTGGTCCTGCCGATTCACAAGGCGCTGAACACAAAGCTGTTCAAGCAGCCGCAACAGACTACTCTGCCATTCGTGACAGAATCAAGGCTAAGTTGGCAACACAAACAATGCAGTCAAATCCTGGCGCAACAGCACCTTATGTTCCAGAAGAAGTGGAAACAGAAGAAGAAGTAGTTGCTGAAGAAAAAGAAGGCCACGAAGATGCTGGTGAAGACAAAGCAATGATTAAGAAAATGATGAAGAAACAAAAAATGAAAGAACAGATGGACCAAGATGTTGGTGCACTACTTTCTGGTGAAGAATTATCCGAAGAATTTAAAACAAAAGCAACCACAATTTTCGAAGCAGCCGTTATTGCTCGTTCACAAGCCATTTTGGAAGAAGTTGAAGAAGCAATGTACGAAGAATTCGAAGCTTCAGTCGAAGAAGTTAAAGAAGATTTGTCTAAGAAATTGGATGACTACATTAACTACATGTCAGAAGAATGGTTCAAAGAAAACCAATTGGCAATCGAAAAAGGTCTACGTGCCGAAATCGTTGAAGATTTCATTCGTGGCATGAAGTCATTGTTCGAAGAACACTACATTGACATTCCAGAAGAAAAAGTAAACGTTGTTGAAGAATTGACCGACAAAGTTGAAGAATTGGAAGATTCATTAAACGAACAGATTCAGACTGCCGTTCAAATGAAGAAACAAATTAACGAATACAAAAAATCAGAGGCTATACATGCAGTATGTGAGGGCCTAACGCAGACTCAAGTGGAAAAATTGAAATCGCTCGCAGAGAGTGTTGAGTTTACCACAGAAGAAGAATTTGGTCGTAAATTGGAAACATTGGTAGATTCATACTTCCAGGCTCCAGTTAAAGCGATTGAAAGCTCTGCATTGCACGAAGCAGTGGAAATTGAGGAAGACAAGAAGCCATCGGCATCTGTTGATCCTGAAATTGCACAATACGCACAAATCATCTCAAAATCATTGGCTAAATAAATAAACTTTACCAATAAAAGATACTCATAAGGAGAACACTAAATGTATCTAACCGAAGAACTACAAAAAAAATGGGCACCTGTGCTTGAGCACGAAGGATTGCAATCCATTACCGACCCATACAAGAAAGCTGTTACAGCACTTGTTTTGGAAAATCAACAACGTGAGATGGCTTCTGCTCAATCTCAGTTGAATGAAACCACATATTCTGCAACACCAACAAACGCAGCCGGTGGCATTTCCAACTACGATCCAATCTTGATTAGTTTGGTTCGCCGTGCGTTGCCTAACTTGATTGCTTATGATGTTGCAGGCGTTCAGCCAATGACAGGCCCAACCGGCTTGATCTTTGCAATGCGTGCTCGTTATAACAACCAAAGCGGCGCAACTAGTAACGCTAATGAAGCATTCTTCAATGAAGCAAATACCGTAATCTCTGGTGTTGGTTCCGATGCAAACCCATACGGTTTCAAAGGCAACGTTATGACCGACACAGCAAGCGGATTTGGTTATGCAAATACTTCAACTGCTATTGGTATGCCAACAAGTCGTGCTGAAGGCCTTGGTGCTGACGATTCAACAGGTGTATTCAATCAAATGGCATTCACCATTGAGAAAGTTACTGTAACTGCTCAAAGTCGTGCGTTGAAAGCTGAATACTCACTAGAACTTGCACAAGACTTGAAAGCAATCCATGGTTTGGATGCTGAAACAGAATTGAGCAACATTCTTTCTACTGAGATTCTTGCTGAAATCAACCGTGAAGTTATTCGTACAATCTATACATGCGCTGTTGCAGGTGCTCAGTATGGTGTTACAACTGCTGGTTCTTTCGACTTGGACACAGACTCTAACGGTCGTTGGTCTGTTGAACGTTTCAAAGGTTTGATTTTCCAAATTGAACGTGATGCTAACGTAATTGCTAAGCAAACTCGTCGTGGCAAAGGTAACGTGATGATTGTATCATCCGACGTTGCTTCCGCAATGGCAATGGCTGGCGTGTTGCAATACACACCTGCTCTACAAGCTGACCTACAAGTTGATGACACAGGCAATACATTTGCTGGTATGTTACACGGTCGTATCAAAGTGTACATTGATCCATATTTTGGTGGTTACACAACCAACCAAGAATTGGTTACAGTTGGTTACAAAGGTACATCACCTTACGATGCAGGTATTTTCTACTGCCCTTACGTTCCTCTACAAATGGTTCGTGCAGTTGACCAGTTCACATTCCAACCAAAAATTGGATTCAAGACACGTTACGGCATGGTTGCAAACCCATTCGCAACAGGTATTACAACTGGCAACGGTGCATTAGACAGACGTAGCAACGTTTACTATCGTATCTTCACAGTTAAAAACTTGATGTAATCCCAGGGTACCAGGGATGGGAAGAGTCACCACTAGAGTGACATTTAAAGACCACCTTCGGGTGGTCTTTTTTTGGCTCCTAAATAGTAGATAGAGGAGATAACATGTCTGCATTATCCAGAACACCAGAAAATACCGATTTACTTCAACCCACCAAATTCTTATTAACATTTGAAAGAATTAGGGCCGCTCAATATTTTTGTCAATCAGTTAATCTACCTGGTGTTTCTTTAGGTGAAGTTAATAGAGCAACTCCATTCTTAGACATGTATTCACCTGGTACCAAACTAACGTATTCTCCACTTGATATTGAATTTTTGGTTGATGAAGAATTACAATCATGGAAAAACATATATGATTGGTTTCTTTCTATTGCTGATCCAGATGGTTTTGAAAAACGTGATGGCAGTAAAGAATTACAAAGCAACAAACATTTTTCGGATGCAACACTGACTATTTTAAGTGGATTAAACAATCCAATTTTAAGAATTCAATATACAAATTTATTTCCATTGAGTATAAATGATATTCAATTTGATACTACGCAATCCGCAGACACCATTATAACCGCAAGAGCAACATTTAGGTACCAATCATACAAATACTTGACAGTTTAATACTTTTGTGATATAATGTTTTGATTATGGCAATTATGAATAACTATGGAAACACTTGAACAAATACTAAAAATGTGGGAATCGGATGCAGTCATTGACCAGACCGAACCTAGTAAAGAACTATTAAAGATACCTGTATATCACAGTAAATATCTTGGCATTCTGACCAAACATAAAATCGCATCAAAGAAAGCCCATTTTGATTACCTACGTATGCGTAAGGTAAAATGGGAATACTTTACTGGTAAAATGTCACAAGATGAATTGACTGAATATGGTTGGGAACCTTTTCAGTTTGCATTGAAGTCTGACATCAATACTTACTTGGAAGCAGACAAAGACCTTATCAAATTATTGGAGAAAAAGGTCTACCATGAGGAAGTCGTTTCAGTTATTGAATCTATTATGGCCGAATTGAAACAAAGAACATGGCAACTCCGAGACTTTATATCATGGGAGAAATTCGTTGGTGGACAATGATGGTCAAATAAGATTGTTTATAAATACTCCAAAAAGGAGAAATTTATGGAAAACATATTTGAAAGTTTAAAAGATATTAAATTTGAAGACATAGACAATAAAACTTATATTGAACAAAAAGAATTATACATTCTAGATGCATTAAAAAGAAATTCAGCTTTCATTAAATGTCCAAAATGTGATGTTGTTGGTAATGAACCTAATATGTTAAGGTGGCATTTTGATAATTGTAATAGTATATTGAGGTTATGTGAACAATGTAATAATACAATACCAAGACAAGGCATAAAACCTTTTCTCTATGATGTTAAAAAATATTGTAATAGAAAATGTTATATGAATAGTAAAAAAGGTAAACAACCAATTAAAATGACGGATGAGGTTAAAGAAAAGATTAGTAAATCTTGGATAGGTAGAGATACCATAAATTATAGAAAACCAAAAAGAAAAAATAATGAGTGATTTGATTATTACAAAATTTAATGAAGTTTATGCCAAAATCAATTGTGAGAAGTCAACCGCAAAAGAACTTCATGAGTACTTCTCATTCCTAGTTCCGGGATATCAATTCGTTCCAGCCTATCGGAACAAGATTTGGAACGGTAAAATATACCTATATCATCTAAATGATTCTAAAATATATCTTGGTCTTATACCTTATATTAAGGAATTTTGCAATGAACGTAATTATAACTGTATATACGAAGAATTAACAGATGAATATTCAGTCTATCATGCACAAAAATTCTTTGACATATTGAATCTACATTCACAAGGTAAACAAATTGGTGTCAGAGAACACCAACAAAATGCATTTATTGAGTCCATGCAAAAACGGAGAACATTGTTGTTATCTCCTACAGCATCAGGTAAATCACTTATTATATATTTGTTATTCAGACAATTGTTGCAGTATCAACAGTTAAAAGGTTTAATCATTGTTCCAACAACAACTTTGGTTGAACAGTTATACTCCGATTTTGCCGACTATTCGACAGAGAATGGTTTTAATGTGGAAGAAAATGTGCACCGAATCTATCAAGGTAAAGATAAGATGACGGACAAGAACCTAACAATCTCCACATGGCAGTCACTCTACAAGTTACCATCAGAATACTTCCATCAATTTCAATATGTAATTGGTGATGAGGCACACTTGTTTAAAGCACAATCACTAACATCGATACTAACATCTTGTATCAACGCAAAATATAGAATTGGCTTGACTGGTACACTGGACGGAACCAAAACACACAAACTGGTACTAGAAGGTTTGTTTGGACCAACCAAAAAAGTCATATCAACTAAAGAGTTGATTGACAAAAAACAACTATCAGCATTCAACATAAAGTGTTTGGTACTGAAGCATTCAGAAGAAGTCTGTAAAGAAATGAAAGACAAGTCATATCCAGATGAGTTAAAGTATTTGATTGAGTCTGAAAATAGAAATCGTTTCATTCGTAACTTGGCAATCAGTCTAGATAAAAATACATTGGTTCTGTTTCAGATGAAGAAACATGGTCGTGTATTATACGAAATGATTAAAGAGAAAGCAAATGGTCGTAAGGTATTTTTTGTTGATGGTGATGTTGAAACGGAAGTCAGAGAAGAAATTCGTAAGATTATGGAAGTAGAAAAAGATGCAATCTTTGTGGCTTCGTTTGGTACAACTAGTACGGGTACAAACATTAGAAATCTACACAATATTATTTTCACATCACCATCAAAATCTAGAGTTAGAAACCTACAATCTATTGGTCGTGGTCTTCGTCAAAATGAGGGCAAAGATATGGCCACACTATACGACATATCAGATGATTTGAGAATCAAAAAACATACAAACTTCACATTACAACACTTCATCGAAAGAGTGAACATATATAATGAGGAGAAGTTTCCTTTTAAAATTTACAATATAGGACTTAAAAATGGCCATTAAAATAGTAAGATTTAAAGACGGTCTGGATGTAATCTGTAACTGTGAGTATACAGGAGATGACATGATAGAGATTACCGATCCTATGTTATTTGAAATTCGAGGTGTCAACCTAATGTTACAGTGTTGGTTACCTATGGCAGTCATCAAAGAAAACAAAGTAAGAATTGATCCGGATACTATACTCTGTGCAATGGAACCTACTGAGGACTTTGAAGAATATTATCTGAATACGGTAATTAAACTGAGTGAAGCCGATAAGAAAGAAAAAGAGGTATCTCTCACTGATGAAGTTCTTTCCGCTTTTGAAGAAAAGGAATCCAGGAAGAATTTCCTAATACATTAATAAGCTAATAAAAAAATTAATATATTAATATCATCCGGGCTACACCGTGGACTTTAACACATGTCAAGCCCTTTGTCAACAACTTTTTATGGTACATTTGAATGAGTAAACAGAAACATTATATAAACAATCAAGATTTCCTAGCGGCATTGGTAGACTACAAAACCAGATGTGCAGAAGCCGAAGCTGCCAACAAACCCAGACCAAACATTCCAAATTACATTGGTGAATGTTGGATGAAAATTGCCGAAGGCCTGTCACACAAACCAAACTTCATTAACTACACATACCGAGATGAGATGGTTTCGGATGGTATTGAGAATTGTTTAATGTACTTTGAGAACTTTGACCCGTCCAAGTCTTCCAATCCATTTGCATACTTCACTCAAATCATATACTTTGCATTCCTACGAAGAATACAAAAAGAAAAGAAACAACTATATGTCAAATACAAGGCCACAGAAATGTATGGTATCTTAGATGAGTTTGAAATGTTAGAAGGTGAAGATGGTTCAAGTAAACAATTCGAATTGTATGACAACATTGCTGAATTTATTGGCAACTATGAGGACTCTAAGAAGGCAAAGAAAGCCGAAAAAGATGCGGCAAAGAAACCAAAAGGACTTGAAAAATTTATTGAGGAGTGATTATGAGAATTGGATTTACTTGTTCCACATTTGACTTATTTCATGCTGGCCATGTGATGATGTTAAAAGAGGCAAAAACTAAATGTGATTATTTGATAGTGGGATTACAAATGGATCCTACGATTGATAGACCTACCACTAAAAACAAACCAATACAAACGGTACTGGAAAGATTCATACAGGTACAGGCCTGCAAGTTTGTTGATGAAATTATACCATATGCCACAGAAAAAGAATTGATGGACATATTGACTTCTTATCCAATAGATGTTAGAATAATAGGTGAAGAATATAGGGACAAACAGTTTACTGGTTATCAGTTACCTATGGAAGTTTATTTTAACAGTCGCCAACACAGTTTTTCTACCACTGAGTTGCGACAAAGAGTATTGGATGTTGTAAAGAACAAATGAAAGTAGCAATAATAACCGACCAGCATTTCGGTGCAAGGAATGATTCAACACTTTTCTTAGACTTCTATGAGAAGTTCTACAAAGAAACATTTTTTCCCACATTGGAAAAAGAAAAGATTGAGACACTATTGATTCTTGGTGACACCTTTGATAGAAGGAAGTACATCAATTTCTTTTCTTTGAAACGCACCAAAGAAATGTTCTTTGATCCTTTGTCTGAGCTGGGCATACAGGTTCATATGTTGGCCGGTAACCACGACACATACTTTAAGAATACCAATGATGTGAACTCGGTAGAATTACTTTTAGGTGAATATGGTATCTCATTAAATGTTATTGACCATCCGGCAGAAATCTATGTTGGTCCCCATAAAATCTGTATGATGCCCTGGATTTGTCCTGAGAATTATGATGATTCTATGAAAATGATAAAAGATACAGATGCAAAATTCTGTATGGGTCATTTTGAAATTGCAGGCTTTGCGATGTATCGTGGTATGCCATCCGAAGGAGGACTGGATCGTGGAATTTTTAGGAAGTTTAGTCACACTTTTAGTGGTCATTACCATCACAAATCTTCTGCTAATGATATCCACTATTTGGGGAACCCATACGAACTTACTTGGCAAGATTACAATGACGCTAGGGGTTTTCATTTGTTTGACCTTGATTCTCACCAACTTGAATTCGTAGAGAATCCAAACAAAATGTTTCATCGTATTATGTACGATGACAAAGTGAATACCATTAAAGAACTTGATGGTATGGATTTCAAACCATACACAAATACCTATGTCAAAGTGGTTGTAATAAACAAAACCAATCCGTATTTGTTTGACAAGTTTATGAATAACCTGTATAATGTGAACCCAGCAGACATTACTATTGCTGAAGATTTTACAGAATTGGAAGATGGTGATGAAGTGGTTGATGAAGCGGAAGACACACTCACCATATTAAACAAGTATGTTGATGGCATTACAGAAGAAAGTATTGACAACGACAGGTTAAAAACATTATTGAAAGAACTCTACGTAGAGGCATTGAATACTGAACAAGCATGATTTTATTCCAAAAGATTAAGTGGAAGAATCTTCTTTCCACTGGAGCTCATTACACTGAGATTGATTTTACCAAGTCTAATAACACGTTGATTATTGGCCACAATGGTGCAGGTAAGTCCACAATTTTGGATGCATTGTGTTTTGGATTGTTTGGTAAACCTTTTCGTAAAATCAACAAACCACAGTTACTAAATTCCGTTAACAATAAAGAAGCTGTTATTGAAGTACATTTCAATATTGGCCAAAAGAAATACAAGGTCATTCGTGGTATTAAACCAAATGTATTTGAAATTTATGTGAATGATGTATTGCTGAACCAAGATGCAGCTGCAAAAGACTATCAAGAGATACTGGAGAATAATATTCTCAAATTAAATTACAAGTCTTTTACGCAGGTTGTCATTCTTGGTTCAGCATCCTTTGTTCCATTCATGCAGTTATCAGCATCAGATCGCAGAGCAATCATTGAAGACCTATTAGATATTCAAATCTTTTCTTCAATGAACAATGTTATCAAAGAGAAGAATTCGGCCATCAAAGATGATTTAAGTAAATCTAAGTATGCCATTTCTCTTACGGAAGAAAAGATAACATTACAAAAACAAAACATTGAAGAACACAAAAAGAACCATGATGCGGATATCAAACGCAAATTGGAAGAAATTGATAAATCAAAGATGCAAATGGGCAAATTGCAAAATGATATTCAATTGATTAACAAACATATTGCAGTACTACAGAATAAGGTTGGTGATAAGAAAGAGAAACTGGATAAAAAATCCAAAGGATTATTTCAAATCAAAGGTAAAGTACAAACTAATATTGACCGAAATCAAAAAGAGATTGACTTTTATGAAACCAACCACGATTGTCCAACATGTAAACAATCAATTACACCTGAGTGGAAAGATTCTCAGGTACAAGAAAAATCACAAAAAATTACCACACAAAAAACTGGCTTGGTTGAGATTGAACAAGAGTTAAACAAAGTAACTACTGAAATGAAATCTATTACGGATATCATTACACACATTAGTGAACACAGTGGTGAAATTATTAAACACACCTCCACTATATCAGCAATAAGCAATTACATCAATAAATTAAACAATGAGATAGATGAGTTGACCAACAAACAGACTGGTACGGAAGGCGGTGACCAGAAGTTAATTGAGTTGAATGTCGCATTGAATGAGTATAAGACAAACTATGAAAGTGTTTTGATAGAAAAACATTACCATGAATTTGCAGGTAGTTTATTGAAAGATGGTGGCATTAAGACACGGATCATTAAACAATATTTACCAATTATGAATAAGTTGATTAACAAGTACTTGTCTGCAATGGACTTCTTTGTTAACTTCAACATCAATGAAAACTTTGAAGAAACAATTAAGAGTAGGCATCGTGATGAATTCTCTTATGCCAATTTCTCCGAAGGTGAAAAAATGCGTATCGACTTGGCCTTATTATTTACTTGGCGACAGATTGCCAAACTAAAGAATAGTACCAATACAAATTTGTTGATACTGGATGAGGTGTTCGATTCTAGCCTTGATACAGTAGGCACAGAAGAATTTCTAAAGTTGATACATGAAATGGGAACAGATACTAATGTGTTTGTTATTTCCCACAAAGGTGACCAGTTATTTGATAAGTTCCGTTCGGTCATTAAGTTTGAGAAAAAAGGAAACTTTTCAAGGATTGCAAAATGAATTTCAATGAATATCTATCACACCAAAGAAATGTAGTAGACAAAGAAGTCCCAGGTTGGTTTTATCCAGTCGATATTGTTCTCATGTATGGTGTACTAAAAGAAGTGCAATTCAATTTGGATGGTGATATATGTGAGATTGGTGTTGCAAATGGCCGAAGTGCCATTAATATTTGTAATTTTAAAAACACCAAAGATAATTTCTATCTGTATGATATTTTTTCCGAAGAACAAAGAGTCATTGCCGACAAAAATATTAAAAAGTTTAGTAAAGGTGAAAACCTGATTTGGAAATTAACCGATACAATGTCATTGTTTCCAGATGATTTGATTTTCAAAGATCAGTTAAAGTTTTTACACATTGATGGTTGCCATGAACATCCTGTGGTACTGAATGATTTGATTTTATTTGCAGACAAGATGAAAGAGCATGGTGTTATTGCTGTAGATGATTTCAATGACTGGGAGTATCCTGGTGTGAACAGTGCAGTATGTGAGTTTATAATGTCGAAATACAATTATAAAAATTGGAGAATATTTACCATAGGTAATAATAAAGCCTTCTTATGCCAAAGGAAATTTCATCAACAATACCAAGAAAAAATGTTATTGTTTATAAAGAAGGCAATGCCTACAATGTCGTTCAATGGTTTAGCTATTAGGCCAGTGTACGATGAAAATGTTTTGTTGTGTGATTCTAGGTCTAAAGTAGTTGATGTGGATGAACTATACAAAAAGTTGTTTGATAAACCAACCATAGGATAAATTATGAGTACAGAAGATATTGTTTTATATAACACCGCCGAACAGGCCGAGATTAAATCTACACCAGTCGAAACTTTCGACTTGGTTGCACCGGATCATCCTGCACTATACAAGGTGTTGCCTGAATTTAATTTTGAAACCGCACCAATTAATGCCAATGAGTTTGCATCCACACTGGTAGAAACCTGTAAGAAGTATAACGGCATTGGTCTTTCTGCCAATCAGTGTGGTTTTGAATATCGTGTATTTGTCATGGGTTCAGCTGAAGAATATGTGGCATACTTTAATCCTAAAATTGTTTCCACAAAAGGTGAAGCCCACATGGAAGAAGGTTGCCTTTCTTTCCCTTTCCTAAATTTGAGAATTACCAGGCCTGCCGAAGTAGAAGTGGAATACCAGGACTTTAATGGTGTCACACGGAACAAAACATTTACTGGTATAACTGCTCGTTGTTTTCTTCACGAATTGGATCATATGAATGGTATTGTATATACCAGTAGGGTTAAACCATTAGCTTTACAATTTGGTTTGAAGAAATTGGATAAAATTAGAAGAAAATATTTTAATCCTAAAAATATGAAACAATTACAAGCAAGAACTTAATGGCAACACCTATAGATTATGTTGATGCTCAATGGGAAAAATGGCAGGTATTAAATGATCCTGATCGTTTTGAACATATTGATACCGAGCAATTGAAAGGTATATTGATTAACGACCTCACATATGCATCAAAAATGGATGTGCGTGAGTATACCTTATATCAAAAGTGGTTAGAAGTGCATGAGAAATATCCAACTAGAACAATCAGTACATTGTTTGAAGAAGATGTTCAGTTGGTAGACATTACACAAAAGAAACTGGTTGAAAAG